GAGCACACCGATATCGCCGGGCCATTGAGCGTTGCCGACAAAGCGGTGGTGCTGCCCTGACTCGGTGTCCGAGAAGTTCCAGTGAACCTTCGCCTGCCTGCCGCTGGCCTCCGCTGCCGCGCCGTGGATGACCGTCACGCGATCCGTGACCTCGTTGGCCTCCAGGTTCAGGCGCAGCACCTCCACGTTCGCGCTCAGCGCCTCGACCGCGAGGATGTGGGCGTCGGGGTTGTCCAGTGCGAGGGCGATAGTCACGCCGCCTGTGTACGCGCCGATATCGAGCGCCACGGCATCGCCGAGGTCGAGGTTCGCCAGCCCGTACTCGTCACCATCGAGGCACGAATAGAGCGTGTTGTGATCGTTCGTTCCGGGGCGCGTGTAAAGGGACGCCGCCCGTCCTCGCGGCGTCCTGAACTGCTCCAGTGACGGTGCTTCGATCAAGGGTTCAGGTGGCTCCGTGCGCCCGTCGGAAGATCCTCGGCGGGCTGGTTCGTGGTTTCCTTGACGGTCGCCACGTTGCCCGTCTTGGCGTCGTGCTCAGCTTCCTTGACAGCCTCACCGACGGCCTTCTCCAGGCTCTTCGACTCGGCGGGCTGCTTCGCTGACTCTTTGCCTGTTGCCATTTTCCAAGTCCTCCTTCTGTTGAGTAGGTGGCCGCTAACGGCGGCCAGTCGGTTCCGGTTCAGGAACTAGGGCTCAATGTCTTGCACCATCTGCGCGTAGCCCGCGTAGACGGCTGGACGGGCGTCGAAGCCCATCTCTTCCTCACCGCGGAAGCCGGTCAGGTTGAGGTCCCACCGAGTGCCTGCCACGTCAGATGAGTCGACGCGGTAGTTCTGGCCGAAGAAGAGCTTGAACGCCTTCCAGTCAGCGACAATGAGGTTGTCGGTGACGGCTGCGGTGGCCTGCGCGTCCGCGCCGGGATCGGCGTAGACGGGCATACCCCACGGTGACATGACCGTGCCCGGGCGGATGCCTTCGGGTCCGTTCGCCGGAGCGAAGAAGAACCCTGCGGTATCGGTGCCCTGGCTGACCATGTTCCAGTACGACGCTGCTGAGAGGACAGCAGCCGTGGGCTGGACGCCGCGACCGGCAAGCGCGCCGGCTGCGGTGGCGATGGCCTTGGCAATCGAGCCTGCCAGCGTCGTTGCCGACGGCGTGAAGCTCGAGCGGAACGCGGGCTGTGCGTTGTTCAGCGCCGAGGTGTAGCCGAACGGCTCGCTCGAACCTGAACCCTCACGGATGTAGTAAGACTCGCCGAGGGCGAAGCCTGCCGCGAGCTCAGCCATGACATCGGCCTCGGCAGCACCCTTCGACGTCCGAAGGAACTGGTTGCTGATGTCATAGATGCGCGCCAGCGTGTACATGGTCGCCGTGTAGCCGTTGTACACGAGGCCGACGTTCTCCTTCGTGTCGCCCCACGCGGCCACGACTGCTCGTGCGCGCTGGCCGATGCGGAAGGGAATGTCCACGTTCAGTGCGTTGACACCCGGCACGACCGTCATCAGGTCGCGATAGATGTTCTTGACCGAGGCGGGTCGGATGAAGTCGTCGACGACGGCGTTGGGAATGATCCAGCCGCCTGTCGCGTCGGTCAGGCCGAGGGTCGCCTTGCCCCATGCCTTCTCGTAGTGCTCGTTCATCCCCTGGAGGAGTGCCTTGCCCTCTGCCTGCTCTGCCGCATCGCGCGAGCGGGACATGCCGACGGCGTAGATGAACTCGCCCTGGGTCTGAGCAGCCTTGGTTGACCCGCCACCGATGACCGCAGCCATTGACGGCTGGCGGTAGTTGGACAGCTGCTCCTTCCACGCCTTGGCGGCCTCGATCGCGTCGTTGACTTCCGCGTCGCGGGAGTCTGCGTCGTGCTTGGCCTTGAGCGTGGTGAGGTCAGCGGCGATCTTCTGGTTCTCCTCGCGGAGCTCCTGATAGCGCGCCGTATCCTCGTCCTTGGCCTTTGCCATGAGATCCGCCGTCTCCTCGAAACGGGCGGCCAGATTGCCGATCTGATCGGCTACTGAAACCTGCTTTGAGTCGTCGCCAAAGGCGGCGGCGACTGCTTCGTTGCTCACATATCTGTACCTGGTGCGGGCTCACGTCCCGCGCTGTAGTCAGGCTGCCGACCCAGCACCGCGTCCAGCTTCTTCATCGCTGCGCGGAGAACGTCGACTGCCTCCTGCATGTCCTTCATGTTGGCCGCTGACAGCATTCGCCCGGCCTTCGCGGCGTCATCGCGAGACAGAGACAAGGCATCAATGCCGGCCTCCATCGAGTTCAGACGTAGTTCGGAGCCGAGGTCGCGCATGGCGTCCTCGATGTCGGACCAGAACGCGCCCGTTGGCTCCGTGCCTTCGAGCACGGCTTTCAGCGGACGCAAGACGGAATGCGTGTTCTGTGGCGAGGTGCTCAACGTCTCGCGCACGTAGGGCCACACGAGGATCTCGCCGGTGGATGCTTTCTTGACCATGCCCGGCACGGACTCGGATGAGCCGAAGATCTGCGCGCCACGATCGGCGAGGCGCTTGATGAGGTCCAGGCGCTTCTCGCCGTGGCGGAGCCACACGTCCACCCACCAGCCGTCCTCTTCCATGACGAGGTTGTCGGCCTTGGCGATGACCGTCCGACGGAACAGGGGGTCGGTGCCGTGGTGCCAATCGACGAGGCGCTCGGCGAACCAATCGGGCTTGATGTCGGTGTTCGGGCTGAACCACTCGCCGTCCAGGTCCACGCCCTTGCCCGTGTACGGTGACGGGATCGGCCCGCCGAACGGGATTGCCAGCAGGCGGAAGTGATCGTCGTCGAGGATGGTGGCTTTAACTGGTTCCATCAGACCTTCCTTTCGCGGACGTAGAAGGAGCCTTCTTCGGCAACGACAAGCGCGCCGGTTCCGGCCCAGCGGTAATCCCATTCGCCCGACTGGTCGGGTGATACGTCGGCGTGATAGTTGCCGGTGGAGTCGTTGACGGCTGTTAGCGATTGCGTAGGGCCGCTGGGCGGTTGGACGGTGCAGGTGACCGTCGTCGGGCTTGTCGCTACGCCGCTAGAGTTGGTGAAGACAACGGTCAGGTGGACTTGGTCGCCGATGTCGTACTTGTTCATTGTGGTCCGTCCGATAACGTGGTCACGCCATAGGCGGCATCGGAAAGGGTCGCTCGGGCGGCAGCATCGGAGAGCGTCGCCGTGCCGAGGACGTCCACGTAGCCAGCCTCAACTGACGAGAGACTGGGCAATGTCACGTTGAAGACAGACCGCCCCAGCGTAGTCAGGTTGTAGACAGCGATCTGGCCGAACTCCGTCCACTGCGGGATGACCGCCTGCAGGCCCACGAACAGCTTCAGCGCCGTCGTGCTCGCTGGTACTGTGATCTCGCGATAGAAAACCGCCCAGCCAGAGGCGGGTACCGCCACGCCCGAGTCGAACTGATAGAGCTGGTAGGTGAGGCTGCCGATGAACTGCCACTGGATGGCCGGCCAGTTGCCGTTGCTGGTACGGAACTTGTAGACCAAAGCGAGGACATCACCCACCGCGAAGTTGCCAGCCATCGTCACGGTTTTGCTCATGTTGACGGTCGAAGCAATGACAGGTGCCATGTGAGCGGCGATGCCCGCGATTCCAGTGTCAGTCACTTGGCTTAAGTCGATCGGGGTCGTGTTCCCGGACGTCCAGCCGGTCGGTTGGCGCGAGTTGTTGACCGTGGGCGGCGTTCGTCCCGAAGGGGTGAGAGCGCCACTGTCAACGTAAAGCTGTGGATTGGCGCCACCATAAGCGATGTGTTCCTGGAGCAGCACTTCGGTTCCCGAGCTGTTGCCGCGGAAGACGTTGACCTTGTCGTTGCTGCTGGTCATCGGGATCGACACAGTGATCACGTCGCCGTTGTTGACCGCGATGCTGACTTCGTTCGACGCGATGCTCTCGCCGTAGGCCCGGTTGATGCTGACCTTGTAGTAGTAGGTTCCCGCGGTAAGCGCCGAAGACCCGCCGACCTTGCTGATGCTGATCGTCGGCGGTGCGACCGCTGTGCCCCATGAGTCGAAGAGGCCGTTGCTGAATAGATTGTCAGGGTCGGACGGGTTGGTCGGCAGGTACACCGCGGGCGTCAGGCGACTGGTCAGCGTGTCAATGACGAGCTGGCCCATCAGTTGCTTCGCGAGGGTTTGCGGGTGAATCCCATCTGCCGAGTAGCCTGCCTTGTAATTCTCCGTGACGGGGTCGGCGAGCAGCGTCCAGAAGTCGATCAGGTCGAAGCCCGATGTCTGGGCGTAGCTCGTTATCCACGCGTTGAACGCCGTGATAGCTGAGTGATAGAGGGTGTCGCGTGGTGGGATGGTGCAGAGCACCGGCTTTGCGCCGATGGCGATGATCTTGGCGACGATGGCAATGACGTTTGCCTGCGAAGTGGCAAGCGCCGTCGCGGGCATATCGTTCGTCCCGCCGAGAAGGAAGACCACGTCGGGGTTGTACGGCGTTACATCGGTGTCGAAGCGGGCGAGCATCTGCGCCAGCGTGTTACCGCTTACGCCGGCGTTCTTGACCCGGTTGATCCGCCCCAGCGAGAAGATCGAGGCATAGTTCGGGTAGTTGGCCAACATCGTATAGTCGACCGTCTCGCCGGAGGTGGTGCTGGAGTCGCCTAGGAACACCCAGGTCCGACCGAGTAGTCCTGTCATGCCAACGGCATCGTGATCGACATCGACGTGACCGAGAACTGGGCGTGCTGTACGACCGAGGTCGTAGGGACATTGCAGTCGAAGGTTGGACCAACGCCGACCGTGCCGTCCATGACCGTCGCCCCACCAGTGGTCAGGACACGGAACCAGACCGCGGTGCCAGTAGCGTCGGCGTCGGTGTCCCTTGTGATCGCATTGGCATTCGCAATCCCACCGCTGGCAGCGGCAAACGCAGTCGCCCCGAAGGTGCAGGTGGCGAGTAGCGTCTGGCCGCTCGTTGCCGTGTCAGCCGTCGCGGGCTTGGCCGTGCCGTAGATCTTGATCGTGCCGCTGTTGCAACGAGCCGCGATGGCATCTGCCGCGGCATTGGCGCTGAGTGCGGCAAGTTGGATATCGTGTGTCATGCCTCGAACACCAGCAACGGGATCAGGAGCGCGGCAGAGGGAGCCGTGGCCGAAAGAACAAGCGGAGCAGGAAGCGGGAACGACGTGGCGACCTGTTGTGTCAGGCCCATCGCGGCGAGAGCAATGAGACTCGATGAGTTGATGTAGTGCGCTACCCAACGGACCGTCGTGTTATCGGCTGCGAGCGCGGCCCAATAGAGCAAGCCGGGAACGAGCGTGACCGCCGCCGTCAGGTTGATGACCTGCCCAGAAGAACCCACCGCTCCCACGGCAGTAGAGCCGGTCGATCCGAGTCTCGTCCCGTCTGCGTTGTAGATGCCAATGTCCACGTTCCCCGACTGCGCCTGCACGATGTATCGAGCCTTCGTGACGGTGTGCGATCGGTTCACGGAGAACGCCGCGAGGTAGGCAACGTTGGCCGTGGGCGCGGCTCCGTTTTGCCCCGCGCCGAACGGGTTGCCGGGACCGATCCAGAGGTCAAGCGGTGCCACTACAGTCAGTAACGGTGCCATCACGCAACCTCAAGGACGCGCACGTTGTGAGTCCCTGACGCGGCGATGCCGTACAGCGTCTCGGTAACGGTCACGTCCATGCCCAACGAGGAACCGACTTCGATCGGGATGCCGTTGGATGTGGTGACGTCTGACCCGCCGACGTAGATCGTGGCGGTGCCGTTGTTGTAGATCAACGTTCGGACTGTGGTTGGGCCGGTGATGCCGCTCGCCGGCAACGCCGTGGCCGTGCCTGTTACCGAGACCGCGGTGCTGACGATGCTCATACGACTGGGCTCCAATCCAAGGTTCCGTTCGGGTGATCCTGAATGGCAAGCGCGTCGTCCAGGTCGAACTCCTGGCCGTCACGCGCAGCGCATTCCTCGTCCTCGTCGCCGTCGATGGCAACGACCTTCTCCACGCCGTACTCTCGGAACGTCTCGATCTGCGACTCGTTGAGCGCCTGCGCTGACTCGGTGCGGGCGATGAGCTCGGCGCGGTACTCATCGAACGCGGCTGCTGCTTCCACTCTGTCTCCGAGTTGGGCAGCGCCGTCGCCGGCCTCGATGCCTTCCTTGATGGCCGCGGCGATCTTGTCGCGCGTCGTCTCGTTGATGCCCTTGATCCTGAGTCCCACGCGACTAAGCAGCTTCTGGAGAACCTTGTTGCCCACGAGGTCATCGAACGCCGCCTTGCCGTGGGGCTTGAGCATCCCTTCGGCGCGCTGTGCGCTGATGTTGGCGATCTCCGTGGCGTAGGGCGTGAGCACCTTGGCAAGACGCTTGTCCCAATCGGACTGGTTCCACCACACGCGGGCGTCGTTGGGTTGCGCAGTGAGATGCGCTGCGTTTGCGCGGACCTTTGCCGTGACCTCTTTCTGCTGCGCGGCGAGAAAGGCTTGGATGTCCCGCTTCATCTTCGGTGCGAGGTTGTCCACCGCGCGGCGCAGGCCGGGCACGAGCTTGGCCTTCGCCGCTTCGGGAGCCATCGCTGACTCAACAATCGTCGCCGGCATCCAGATCGCGTTGTCCAGGACGGGATCGCCGAGCGGGTCGAGGCCGATCAGCGCCCTTCGCTCCACGTTCCTGAGCGGGAGGTTGATGGCCTTCACCGCAAGGTCGTACTTCGGCGCATCGTCGTCGAAGGTCGGCTCGTCGATGATGATCTGGAGGCTGCGCCCGGTGCGCTCGGCGATGAGGTCGAGGAACTCGAACTGGATCGTCTCGCGAAACCTTCTGAGGCGCGGGCTTACGGCCTTCTGCCACAGCGCCGCCTCGTCGTAGGACTTGGTATTGCCCGAGTTCAACCCAGCGGGCGCGGCGATGCCCAGCTGACTCAAAGGGACGCCCCACAGGCCGAGGATGTCATCGCGGCTCATGTTCTGGACGGCGACGAGGTCAAGCTGCTCAGGGGTCGCGGCGGTGGGCGTGAAGTCGATCGGGCCGCGGAGGATCACCGAGCGGCGGGTGGCGTCGGGGTGCTCGTTCGCTGCGCGCAGATCCTTCTCAAGCTGCTGGAATACGTCAGGCGGCAGGATGCCCGCCTCGCCCTTCGGCGAGAAGACGCCGGGCAGCTTGCCGCCACTGGCGAACGAGCCCATCGCGTGACGGTCGGCGTACTTCGTCACGTTCACCGAGCTCATCGCAGTCTCGACGAGGCCGGGCGGGAAGAAGCCGTCGTCGGGCTCTTCGAGCGTGAAGTGGAGAACGTACTTGCTGTCGAGCGGTGTCCCGCCGCCACGGTTGTCAGCGTCGAGCACCCAGCCGACGAGACGGTTGGCCGTGCCTGCGGGGGTCATGCGCGCGGGGTTGATGTACAGCTGCGACACAGGGACGCCAGCCTGGACGCTGGTCTGGTCGAGATACCAGAAACCCGAGCCGCACACACCCTCGTGGCGCGAGGTCAGGCTCCACAGGCCCGCGCGCGTCTTCGGCGTGGCCGTTCGCGGATCACCTTCTGTGGGCTTGTAGGGACGCTCGAACAGGTCACGGATGGCGATGTCCAACGGGTTCGACTCGTCGGTGACTGTCTCGCCTTCCTCGTTCTCCAGGTGCCAGTCAACGGTGCCGAATGCCTGCGAGATGACGCGCTCTGAGGCCCTGATCCAGCGGTTACTCTGGGCCACCTCCTGAGCGTCCTTCATCATCTTCTGCTGGTTGCCGGAGAACATGGAGATAGACGGCTCGGTGCTCATCCAGAACGCGCCGATGCCGCTCGATGCCTTGGCCGGTGCGTAGCCGAGCATCTCCATCACCCTGTCAAGCGGCTTCGGCATGTGGGTTCTCCGGAGTGGAGGCCACGGCCTTGTTCTCTTCCACGCAATGGACCATCGCCTCGGTCAGGTTGTTCGTCGTGAACGGGCAGTACCGCTTGGAGCATACGTACTGGCCCTTCGCGGCGAGGAAGCGGATGCGGTGGCGGCTCACTGTTGGTACCCCGACCACGGGTTCTCGCCGTTCCACGCGGGCTTCTCGCCGGAGTCGTAGCCGCCCCATGGGTTGTCCAGCATCAACTCGGTCAACGCCCATACCAGCGCGTCCATGCGGTCAGGCGATGAGCCCTTGCCGTCGTAGCCGATCATCTGGCTCTCCAGCTCGGGGAACGTCTGGGTGTGCGTCACCTTGCCGATGCCGTACAGGTTGGCGATCGGCTCGGCGCGGGTGATCTTGCCTCTGGATGCATGGACGGAGTGGTAGGGGGCCATCGCGTAGGCCACGCGGATGTTCCTGCCCACGAGGTCGCCGCCGTTGTTCGCCTCGCCGATGATCCGATCGGCCTTGAACTCGCGGTACGCAGCGATGACACGCTCGGCCCACACGTCAGGCGTCATCCGTCCTGACAGGTCCGCCAGTACCCAGCCGTGGCCCGATGAGTCGATGCCCGCCACGACGATGCCCGTCTCGTCTGAGCCCTTCTCTGCGGTCACTGCCGGGTCCACAGCCACCACGATGCGGTGGAGCGGCGGGACGCGCGGGTCCACCTTGATCCACGCCGGGTCGAACAGCCCGCCACTCAGCGCGATCCACTCGCCCTTGACGTACCGCTCGCGGTAGATGCCCGTCAGCCCGGCCATGCGCTCGAGGTAGTTCTGCGGCAGGAAGCGGTTGTCGGTCGTGCTCGCCTGGAGCAACAGGCGCTCGGACGTGGTCGGCGTGAAGCGTTCCTTGATCCAGTGGTTGGGGTCGGCGGGGTTCGTTGCGCCGGCCAGTTGCGTATAGGGCACGTCAGGCCAGCGCAAGCGTCCGGCGAGCATCATCCAGTCGGCCTCGCTGAGCTCGACTGCCTCGTCAACGAATGCATAGGCGAGATCGAGGCTTCCCACCTTCGAAGGGACTCCTGTGACTGGATCGGCGTCCAGACCCAAAAGCCAGAACCGACTCCCATTTCCCAGTTCGTACCAGCCTTCGGTGACGTTCTTGCGGACGATGACTCCGGCAGGCAGCACGTCGCGGAACAGGGTGACTTGAGTGGTGGCGGCGAGGCTTGCTCTGACCTTGCGGAAGATGCCGATCGGGGTTCCTGGGTATCGGACGGCGAGGTGGTAGGCCTTCTCGCAGAGGATGCGTGACTTGCCAGCACCGAAGGCACCGGAGTACAGGAGCTCTGGAGCAGTGGAGTCGAAGAACGCGCGCTGTTGCTCATTCGCGAACCTCGGCCCCGACTCCTGCCGGATCGCCATGCGCTCCTGATCCGTCATCGCCGCCACCAGCTCGTCGTCCGTAGTAGCGGTCGATGGCATCGCGGAGACGAGCGCGCTCGTCGTCATTGAGCCCACCCGTAACGGACTGCGTCTCCGTGCGGCCCGTGACCTCGCCCATCTCCAGGCGGTACTTGTCGATCAGGATTGCGGCGCTGGTCGCGTAGTTCTGCACCGCGCCAGCGGGAGCGATCGGGTACTCGACTCGATCGGCGTCCTTGCCCTTGAACTCGACGTGCGGCGCGTCCATGCGCTCCAGCAAGTCGACGGCCTTCTCCAGGAGCATCACGCGCAGCTGCACTCTGAGCTCGGCTTGCCGTGCTTCGTGCTGCGCCGTTGCGGCCTCCGTTTTTGACGTATCGAACGTAAGGCCGGCGCGCTTGCCCCACAGGCTCAGCGTCGGCTTGGAGATACCCGTCCTGCGCCACGTCTCCGCCAATCCGAACTCGGTCAACTGCTTGATCGCAGCGGCCTTCTCGGCGGGGGTGTACGTCGTGGTGCGTGCCACTCACGGTGCCTTGTTCACAGTGGTTGGCCCGCCGGCGTCGACGTTCTCGGCGTTGTTGACGGTGGTCGTGGAAGGCGATGAGGTGTTAGCCCCGAGCGTGACTGCCCGCTCTGCGCTGCGCTGACCCGCCGTGGTGGACTCGCGGTTGAAGACGAAGCCCAGGACTAGACCCGTTGTCCCGGTCACGAAGGGGATGAGGACAGCACCGTCGATGGTGGCCGGCGGGTTGATTAGCAAGATGAAGCAGCCGACGAGCACCAGCAAGGCGATGACGTAGGTGAACAGGAGTCGGATCGTGTCGGCGTTGGGCATCAGCGGGCGATCCGCAGCAGCAGCACGACGACGACCACGATGATGAGGACGATCAGGACTTGTTCGAGACTCACGCGCCCTCCAATGCGGTCTGCGCGCTCTTGATGCGCTGTGTCAGCTCGGCGATCACCACGTCCTTCGGGTCGAACGCGGGCGGTGTCTCGCCGGGATCCTCCGGTGGCGTGGCGGGCGTCCCGCTGAGGATGGCGAGCAGCTGCTGTAGATCGGTCACGTCCGGGTAGTAGGCATCCAGCGGGGAGGCGAAGCCCTCGGCCTCGGCGAACGCATCCGCGAAGCCCTCTGCGCCTCTGCCCTTGTATGGGCCGGAGTTCCAGACCGTCGTCTTCGGTGCCATCAATGCCATGAGCGCGAGTCGCTTCGCCTTGTTGTTCAGATCAGCGTCGAGAGCGTGGCCCAATTCGTGGATGCACACGTACTTGATGCGCTCGGGCCGGTTCGCGGCCATGCTCGCGTTGAGCGTGATCTTCCGGCCCGACGTGTAGCCCCACGCCGGCTTGTCTGTGCCGGGCACGTTCTTCGGGGTGCCGAAGGTGATCGTCACCGGACGCTTGAGCAGCGGCTCGATCGGCGTGGTGCACTTCGCCAGCGCGTCAAAGACGAGCTGCTGCTGCGCGATGGTGCCGGTGACGGTGATCACCACCGACCCCTTGCCGTGAGCACGAGGAAAACGACGTTCACCGCCGTCAGGACGTAGATCGGCACCACCAGCAGGAGCGTGTTCAGGACCGGCCCGAACGGGATGCGGGCGTAGTAGTTGATGCCCAGCACCACCAGGCCCGTCGTGCCGAGCGCGATGCCGAATGAGATCCAGCGCCGGTCGTTCAATGCCCTGATGTCACGGTGCTGACGCGCCACCAGCCAGACGACGGCGAACGTGATCCAGTTGATGGCGAAGGAAACGGCCAGCGCCAACAGGAGAACATCGATCACAGTCACCGACGGCGCAGAGCTGCATCGGCGCGCTTGTAGCCCGCGACGAGGCGTTCGAGGCGATCGAGACGCTTGTCCACGACGTCCAGACGCTCCTCAAGCTCGGCGTCAAGCGGTGGCTTGCGCGCAGGGTCACGCAGGGCATCGAAGAGCATCGTCACCCTCTCTCGCAGGCCCACGTCAAAGAACCTTCTCGGCGACGTGGGCCGCTTTCTCGGCTGTCTCGGTGCCACGCTGGGCCGTCCTGCGCGAGTAGGCCAGGTCGCTCTCCAGGTGGCCGATGATCCACTTCACCAGCCAACCGGCGAAACCAGCGATGCCCGCGAGAGCCACGGTCAACCACAGGACGAAGGGATCCAAGCATTAACGCCGAAAGCGGCGAGCGGCCGGGCTAAACCACTGCCCGACCGCTCCAAGCCGCGTGACCATGCAGAGGGGACGCACGGTCAGAGAGAGGGGGAAAGTGTGGCAATCCACCGAACGAGAGTACCACCGTGTATGTCACGGTGCGTGTCAATTTGCCGGTTTCAAGCGTGGAAGCGGGCGGCTGTTAACCGCTTGGTCGTAGGTTCGAGTCCTACCGCCGGAGCCACTTTTCCCCTCGAATGGGCGCTTATGCGCGACTCCCGCCGACTCTGTCCGACTGCACCGTGTCTGTCAGCGTGCGTGTCAGCGCCGCGCGGGGATCAACCCTCGAC